AATATAGCATTGCTGTTATATTATTCTTTCCTATAATATCTTATAATATCCTCCTATAAAGAAAGGTTACAGGAGGGGGGGGGATAGGAACGAGTCTTGGGTTGCGTTATATGATGTTGGCACTGCCATTCTATGGATTGAAAAATAAGAACTATAAAACACTAAATAGTAGATAGGCAATTTTAAGACAATGTGATTTTGTAACAAATTTACTAATATTTCGTCATAATGAGTAAGGACAAGTTGTCTGATAATTAGTCTTGTGAGCAAAGATTGAAGGGTTTAGCGACCCACAAGACCGCTAAACTCTTCGTTCTTTGCTAAAATAAAAATGACAAATAGAGAGAATGAAAACAAACTATAATAAATACGATTTTATAAATAATTGTAAAGATGTTTATATGTATTATATACATAATAAATAAGATTAAAACACTTTGTAATATTGTTGTCAAGTTATCGTCATAATATACATAGGGGTAAATATTGCCCATTTAATTGCCCGTTGAAATAGTGCGGGACACCACGCCTTACGCCTTCAGGTTTTTATGCAGTAATGTATGAAAGGTGGCGGACTGTGGGGAACTTCACAACTCAAGGAAACACAAGCATATAATATTGTATAAGCCCCCTTATATATATATTATATGTTTATGTTTCCTTAGATTGTAAGAATACCACAGGACAGGGGGGAGGACACAGAGAGAATAATAGAGTACAAGAGACCATTACGGGGGCGTATAATAGGTTAGAGGTAGTGCTATAAAAAATCGTGAAACACTTGTGAAACAATGAAAGCAGAAGAAGTTATTAAAAAGGTGAAACTTGCTAAAAGAATAAAAAAGGACGAAAAACTCTCAAAGTTTATTGAGATTATTAAGGATAGGGTTGAGAATAATGAGAAGATTGTTATTTCTAAGATTATGTTAGAGGCTGGTTATGCACCTAGTACTGCTAGAACTTGTTCTGTTACAAAGAATAAAGCGTTTAAAGATTTGTTAGAGGAATATTTACCTGATACTTCTTTATTGGGGGTGGTAAGAGATTTAGTTTCTCCTACTAATGAAGATAAAAACAATAGATTGGCGGCGGCGAAAGAGGGATTTAGATTAAAAGATAAATATCCTGCTAGTAAGTTGCAACTTAATGCCTTTCAAGAAGCAACTGCTGATATATTAGAAGATGACTAAGGTAAATGATAGAGTATTACAGAACAAATTAAGGTTTTATCCACACGAAGGACAGAAAGGGATTTTAAAAAGCTTTATAAGCGGTGAAAGAGAGATGGTTCTTGCTTGTGGTAGAAGGGCTGGGAAGTCGGCTATATGTGCATATATTGCATTAAGAGCAGGATTAAAGCCTAATACTAGAATATGGATAGTATCTGGTAGTTATGAACTTGCACAAAGGGTTTTCAATCAGTTAATTACCTTTGTTGCAATACTTTTTAAAAATAATAAGGCATATAAAATAAAGATGAAGCCCAGTCCTAGGCTGGAGTTCTCCAACGGTTCTTTTATACATTGTAAGTCCGCGACAGAGCCTGATTCTTTGTTGGGAGAGGCTCTGGACTTAATTATTATAGATGAAGCGGTAACAATACCACCACTCATCTACGAAAGATTTATATACCCAACAACTTCAACAACGAAAGGACAGATTATATTTATTAGTTCTCCTAGAGGAAAAGATTGGTTTTATAGGAAGTATATTGAATGTAAAGAGTTTGGAAACGGATTTAACTTTCCTAGTAATGTTAATCCGATGGTAACACAAGACGAGTTTGAAAGAGCTAGAAGAATGTTGCCAGAACAAATATTTAAACAAGAATATTTAGGATTATTCCTTGATGACGCGGCGAGCGTATTCAGAGGAGTTAGAAAAATAGTTAATGAAGATTGTTTAGAAGACCCGAAAGAAACACATACTTATTTAATAGGAGTTGATTTAGGAAAGTTCAATGACTTTACTGTTATAACCGTTCTTGATAGGCAGACACATAAGGTTGTGTATTGGGATAGGTTTAATCAGATAAACTGGCCGTTTCAGAAAGAGAGGATAAAAATGGTAGCCAATAGGTATAGAAGTGCCGGTGCTGTCAGTAAAATAATACTTGACTCTACTGGGATAGGTTCACCGATAGGAGACGACCTTAAACACGATGGAATGTATGTTGAGGAGTTTAAGTTTACAGGAGGACGAAGTTCTACAAAAGAACAAATGATAGAAAAGCTATCACTCTTTATTGAACAAGAAGGAATTTATATTCCAAATGAACCAATATTGGTTGATGAATTAGAAAGTTATGGTTGCGAGGTTTCTGATGCTGGATATAAAAAGTATTCTGCTCCTATGGGACAACATGACGATGCTGTATGTAGTTTAGCTCTTGCTGTTTGGGGACTATATTCTACAGACAGAGAAGCTGAATTACCTAAAAAAATAATAGAAGATAAAGGGCCTTTAAAATTGCAGAGAAATAATTATAGAAAAATGGTTAAATGAAAAGTCTATTAGGACAAATAAACGAGGAACTTGAGGAATTTAAACAAAAGATTACAATCTGTGGTAATTGGGATTGGAGTCAAAAAGAAACAATAGAACAATGTATTCTTTATTTCAATTCACAGTTTGTAGATGGAGATTTAGATGAATTAGGGTTTAAGAGGTACTTTTACAATATAAACACCTCAATTTGCGGTGCTACCACTAAAGCGATTGATGTTGACACTAAGGACTTTTTGTTTCTTACTAGACCTGGTGGAAACCCTTTAAAGGTTTGGTTTTATGAGAGGGATTTTAAATACTGGATGAATACACAGAACTTTGGTGAAACCCTTAATAGAATTTGTAGAGAATTGCCAAAATATGGAAGTGTGGTTTTAAAAATAGTAAATAAAAAACCAGTATTTGTAGATTTAAGAAACTTTGTTGTTGAACAAAACGCAGACAATCTAGACCTTTCCAATTATATAATAGAACAAACATATTACACTCGTCAAGAGTTTAGAAATATTGCAAAGAAAAAGGGGTGGAAAAAAGAAGCAGTAGATGAACTAATCTCGCTTTATAAAAATTCTAAGAAGCAATATGTAAGAGTCTTTGAGAGGTATGGAGAGGTAGAGAACGAACAAGGAGATACTGATTTTAAAATGGTTCTTGTAGGAGATGTACCTGATGATATTAAAAAAGACCCAGAAGAAAGATTCCAAGCTCATTCTGATTTAATCTTAGGAGAGAAAATGGTTTCTAAACACCCATATTTTGAGTTTCATATTAACAAAATACCCGGTAGATGGCTTGGGGTTGGTGCTATTGAACAAACATTTGATAATCAGATTAGATTGAACGAGGTAACTAACCAACAAGTTAGAAGCTCACATTGGTCAACATTAAGATTGTGGCAGACAAAAGACCCTGGTGCTTCAAGAAACTTGCTTACAAGCGGAGTTGATGATGGTCAAATATTAAGAGTTAATGATGAGATAAAACAAGTTGATATGGCTGATAGGAATTACTCCTATTACGACCAAGAAAGAGTTAAGTGGGAAGGGAATGCCAAAGAATTGACATTTACATACGATATTATGAGGGGAGAAAGAACTCCAGCTGGGACACCGCTAGGGTCAGCTCAACTCTCAAATACAAATGCTATGTCATTCTTTGACCAGATGAGGGAAGATTTGGGATTAGCTCTTAAAAGGTTTATGTTTGACTTTGTTATTCCAGAGTTTAAAAGAACAATAAACAAGGAACACTTTATAAGGATTGCTGGCAAGGATTTAGAGAAGTTGAATGAGTTAATAAAAAATACTTCACTGCATAATAAGTTTTTTGAATACTTACTAAAAACTGGAAATTTACCAGACCCAAAGTTATTTAAACTTTTAGAAACGATTGAGGTTGAAAGAATAAACTCTCAAAAAGAAAAGTCAATGTTTATTCCTAAGGGAATGTACGATGATGCAGAATTTGACTTAGAGATTGAAATAACAGGAGAAGCTAAAGACGCTCGTGTTCTTGCTGCTAATTTACTTGGTGCATTACAAGCTATTTCAGTTAATCCGAATATTATTAGAGACCCGACACAGAAGAAGATATTTGCAAGATACCTTGAGGCTGGAGGAATAAAAATAGATGATTTTGATGTTCCTACAATTCAACCAGAAATACAACCTGAAATTAAATCTGGTGGAGGAGGAGTAAGTGCAAGTAAGAATATAGGAGAAAGACAAACAGTTAATGTTACTGAACAACTATGATGGATAGAGAACAAAGAAATAAATTCTTAAATGAATTTAGAAAGACTCCAGACGCTAAATATTTAAGAGAAGAGATTGCTTGTTATATACAAGAAGTTGAAAGCGTTTTATCAATTAAAGATAATATTTTAAATGGAGATAAAGATAGATTAGTTGTTGAAACTATTGGAAAAAGAATTGCTAGTGAGTACTTAAACAAACTTTTAGTGAAGCTTTTACCTGACGAGGTGAAACTTCAAACAAAGAAAATAATAAGATAATTTGGAAAGAAAACCATTAAACTCTCGTTAATTTGTGACTGACAATTAAACAGTCAAATTCTATGGAAAAACCAGAGAAAAAGGAGGAAACCCAAGAAACCGAAGAAGAAGTAGATACCGAGGAAACCGATGAGGAATCTGAAGTAGATACAAAAGAGTATTCTGATAATGAGAAACAACTTTACGCAAGAGCAAAAAAAGCAGAAAAGGAGGCTAAAGAGGTTAAACTCAAACTGAAAGAGCTTGAGAAAAAACCAGAACTACCTGTAAAAAAGGAGGAAAAAGAGCCTATTGATGCTATTAAAATTGCTAAGTTGGCTAACTCTCTTAAAGACTATGACGAAGAAGAATTGACCTTTGCTGATATTCTTTCTAAGGGAAAAGGCGTTTCATTAGAAGAAGCAATAGCTACTGATGAATTTAAAACATACATCGGAGCGATGAGAGATAAAAAACAAGAAGATAATATGGTTACAACTCCCAACGGAAAACAAGTGGCTAATAAAAAAGAAAACCCATTTGTTAAAAAGTTCTCACAGAACTTGCCTAAGGGATTTGACTATACTAAATAAATATGGCAAAAGATTTTAAAATAAAAAAGCAGGAAGCTGGCTTTTCAACAAGACTTGCTGAAATTGCCAGTGCTACTGTTATTGAGGCTGGAGATTTGGTTACATTGGATTCCAATCTTATTGTTAAGGCTGGTGCTGCAAGCACAACTTTAGCTTATTGCCCTAATGGCAGTGCTGATGGTGAAACTACTGTTGAAGTAACTGAAGGAAATAAATTTACTTTAACTGGAACTGGTGATGCAGTTTGGAGTGAAGATTATAGGGGAACTACTGCTGGCATTTCTGGAACTACAACTTTGTTAGTTGATGTTACAGGTGCTTCTACCAATGTTATTAAACTTGGTGAGGCTGAAGATGCTGGAACGGTTGACTCTACTTCTGATATTGAATTTAGAATAATCCTTCCTATATTCTAGTTGATAAGTAAATAATAAAGAATTAAATAAAGAATTATGGCAACTACAATAGCTGATTACACAAATCAGGCTGTCAAAGGGTTAATAGAGGTTTTTCCTTTGGCTTTTAATAAAAACCTTGAACAATATAAGAATCAACCATTTATTAGGTTTTATAACACTTCTGAATGGTCTGAAACATTTGGTTCTACCGAAGGTATCGGTGTTGTATCTGAATTAGCTGAACAGGAAACTCCTAGCGTAATGCAAGCTGATGAAGGTTACAATGTAACTGTTACGCCTAAGAGATATGGTGGAGCTTTAGTTATTACACAAGATACGATGGTTAGAGCTGGTGATGACACAACTAAGATTGATGCCTTCTTGATGACGCAAAGAGATTTGCTTTTAAAGAGTGCTACTAATAAAGTAATGGTTGACGCTTTTTATGCCTACAACTATGCTTTTGATACTGATTCTGTTGTGAACGCACCTGACGCTTTAGAGTTATGTGCTACCCATTCCTACAAAGGAGGTGGAACATTTACTAATGAAACTACTGGTGCTTTGAGTGAAACTACTTATGATACTGCTTGGGCTTACGCTGGGAACTTTAAAGACCCGACAGACTCCACTAAACCAATGCCTCTTAATTGGAGTGCCATTATGGTTAAGAAAGGAACTGCCGCGGCTAAAACAGCTAGACAGTTATTCGCTTCTGGCATTTCTCCAGTAGCAGTTGGTGATGTAAATATTTATGAAGGTTCTCTTAAAGTAGTTGAATCTCCTTATTTAACATCTACTACTGCTTGGTTCTTGATTGATGAGAGTATTCAAACTCCAGTTGTCTATGGATTTGTGAAAACTCCTGGATTTAGTGAACCAATCACATTGGAAAATCAATCCATTAGAAGCAATTTAACTTGGTATGGTAAGAGAGGTATTCTTTCTTTACCTGTCGGGATTTATGGCTCAACTGGAGTTTAGTAAGATAATAAATACTGGGCAGGTGTAATTCCTGCCCCCTAAGGGGAAATAAATTATGGCACATAAATATGAGGTCGTAACGACTGGAAATGGGTATTGGGTTGATAACGATGGGACAAGAACTCAAGTTATTACTCAAGACGGAGAAATTATAGCTAAGGGTCACGCTTCAATGCTTGGTCTTTTAGATGACACCGAAGTAACGATTGGAACAACTACTGCTACCGCAGCTACTAAAATTAGTCTTGAATTTGATAAAACTACTACTGGAGTAGGACAAATTATAATGGGTTCTACTTCCGCTCCTCAAGTATTGAATACAAATCCAGGGGCAAATGTTATTGGTCAAACAATTAACCTTTTACATTCTGCTGGGGCTGGAGATTGTACAGACTTGTATGGTTCATACACTAAAGTTGCTATGACTGGAGATGGAGATTCTGGTACTACTCTAGTAGGGTCTGCTCCAAGAGCTTATGTTGGAACTTCTGCTGGAACAACTGTTGCTGATGAAGTATATGGTACTCAACCTTGGGCTAAACACTCTGGGACTGGTACTATTGA